GAATGAGTAACTTTGGTCGGTCGGTTCATTAAAACACTATTTGTGAGGCAGGAAGCCTCTACACCCCTACTTTCCTGCTCTACCCTGTCATTATGCCTCAACTTCACCATCCTTCAAAGATGGTTTGTCAATTAAAGTTCCCTGAGCAATCTCTGCTATCCATAAAAATGTCTTATCCCTACCCATATCTATGTCATAGGTTACTCCAATCTGTTCAAACCAAGATAATATTCTTGCTAAATAGTTGGCTGTTGAATGTCCAATAAGATAAATTATCTCGCTTGCATCATCTTCCCCTTTGAATTCTTTTATTTCTTGGTGTATCACATCCGTAAGCCTTGCACCTATGCGCGATGCCTGCTCTAAACTCCAATTCTGGTCTTTAACTATCATAATGTTCCTTGTTTAAGTGTTTTTGCATGAGATTGTAGTTTACTCTGACACCAGTATTGAAAAACTCCATAAATTCGTTGTAATCAGCTTCTTTTTCTATAAACCACATCAGACGCGGTAGCATATTGATCATAACCGCAACAACGAGCGTGTGAATTTCATTTTTATCCTGAGTGATTTTGCTCATGTGACCAGATATTAACTGTAAAGCATTAATTCCCGCTCTTTCATGCCTTTCATCAAAGCCCAAAGGGTTATTTTTTTTAACCTTTTTCATAATTTTCCCCTCAATGTATAAGCTCACCGTCGCCATTTTCAATACATGCTTTCATCATTTCATGAAGCCGCAAAGAGGTTTTAATAAGAGAAGAACAATAATCAAGAACATCTTCTTCACGAACGCTGGCTAACATAATTCTCGCGAGCATATCCGGAAAAAGCATACCAACTATAAGATGTATGGGAACTTCGTTGAAGTTTTTGTCCCCTGTTACGAGGCTTTCAGCGCCTTTCGTCATGTGGAGCACGCAGTCGATGCTTAAACATTGTATTTGTTCCATGCCAGATATAAACCACGGCATGGATTTTATAGATTCCTTCATTTTTTCCCCTTGTTATATAACAGATATCATTATATACTGTTTACAAATCAAAACAAAGGGTTAAAAATGGCTAATAATAAAAAAAATGACGGGGAACTATTGAAGGCGCGATTGTTCCGGATGGATGATAACACGTATAATATGGTTAAGAAGATGGCTTTCCTGGAAAACAGGTCTGTTAGCTCATTGTTGCGCGAATGCGTAACAGATAAAATAAAAACTGTGAAAAAACTGTTGACGAACACCGATATCATGATATAATACAAATTAAGCGCTACTACTGAAGCCTGAAGAGTTCCAGCAGTAGCTATCATCAACACACCTTGGGAGCGAATTAGATGAGTGACCACACTATAACTCAAACAGAAGTTTTGTTTCAACTGGCAGGATGCTGATATGAACAAACACTACGAACGACTTGTCGACGCAATCGACACATTGGTAATAAATTATGAATGGAAAAGCCAAAATGATATGGATGATGGCGAAATTGATTTTTTCGATCTTGACTGGGACGTACAGGCAGATTTAACTCGACTCATGATCGAAGCCGATGGCCGTGAAGTATCTGAATGCTTCCTGGATCCGCAGCAATTCATGCAAGACGATGATGCTACCTGCGCTTTACTTGTTATGTTAAAAAATCCCACGCAGGAAAATAGAAACAACCTGACAAATGTGATTCTGAACAGGTCTATAAAACTGCATGCCAAGTCTTTGCAAACAATGATTGATGAATCATTAAGGGCACAATATGCTGAATTTATGGAACAGCTAAATAAACGACTGGTAAGAACTGGCCCTGCTGAATACGAGTGGAGGAAGGCATCGTGAAGGATTATATGACGACTAATCAGCGATTAAAGTGGCTGAAAAAAAGAGAAAAATTCTGGACACAAATAAGTGGATGGATGCTTTTATCAGGACTTTCAGTAATCAGTTATTATCAATACGTGTGGAGATAATCATGGCATTAAGAGGCATAAAACCGAATAAAGTTGAGAAGCGATTAAAGGCATTATTCTACGGAGCGGCGGGCGTTGGAAAGACAACGGCCGCTATTAATTTTCCCAGACCTTATCTTGTGGACACTGAAAAAGGTTCTATAAATGATAAGTATGTGGACATTATAAATAATAAGGGTGGCGCGGTATTTCATTGCTCAGATTTTGAAGAATTGATACAGGAAGTTACTTGTTTGTTAACGGAAAATCATGAGTTTAAGACATTGGTTATTGACCCTATGACTACTCTGTATAATGACTTGCTTGATAAATCTGCGCTGAAGAATGGCACGGAATTTGGCCGTCATTATTCGGAAGCAAACAAGAAAATGAAGCATTTGTTAAGCCTATTATTAAGGCTCGACATGAACGTAATCATAACCAGTCACGCTAAAAATGAGTATGGGCAAAACATGAGTGTATTGGGTCAAACTTTTGATTGTTACAAGAAGCTTGATTATCTTTTTGACCTGGTTTTTGAGATACAAAAACGAGGAAAAGACCGGGTAGGGGTTGTTAAAAAATCACGAATTGAGAGCTTTCCTGATGGCGATACATTCCCTTTTGGATACGATGAAATAGCGGATAGGTATGGCCGTGATGTGTTGGAGCGGGATGCGATTGCCCAGAAATTGGCTGATTCTTCGCAAGTAAAAGAATTGCGAGGACTAATTAAATTACTGAGCATTCCTGAAGAAACGGTTCAAAAATGGCTTGACAAGGCAGAATCAGAACGATTCGAGGAAATGCCGTTTGATTGCATTGAAAAATGCATTGATTTCTTAAAGAAAAAAATTGATAACGAAACAACAAAAGGGGAAGCAGCATGAGATTTACACCTAAAAGCGAAACGGAACTTTCAATGACAAAGCTTTTGAAGCCAGGCATATATGACTTCTATGTTGAATATGCTGAAGAAGCCGTTTCAAAGAAAGGTAACGAGATGATTAAAGTGACACTTAATACATGGGACCAGGAAGGAAAGCAATACGTATTATATGACTATCTTCTTGAAGCTATGGCATATAAACTCAAGCACTTTGCAGAGGCAACAGGACTTGGTGAACAATACCATAATGGGCAATTAAGTGCTGAGGATTGTAAAGGCAAGATTTGAAGTTGATATAGAGGAAGGAAAGCCCCGGGACGACGGGAAATTGTTTCCACCAAAGAACATCATCAAGGATTATATCGTACCAATGATTCCTGAAAACTTGACAAAGGAGCAGGAATTGACTTTGAAAGAGAATTATTCGAACGAATTGAATGATGATATCCCATTTTAACTTTTTATGACAATAGCAGGCGGACAGTGACGCCGGGGTAAGCAGGTTTGCGTTGAAGCGTGGGATAAGACGCATTAAAGACAATCTGGTAACCACAATCGCGAACGGCCTTTGTGTCTACGCTATGTTTGATTTGATAGTCACTCATAGACAGTAACCCGCAATCGAGTGAGTGCAATTCTCATCTATTGTCACCATTTTAATAATAAGGATAGGAAATGAAGTCAAAGTTCAAAGAAATAGAAGAACAGGATTACACAATAACTATATATCAAACGACTGTGGTTAAAAAAGAGCGCTCGGATATTCATTACAAGGAAAGTTACAATCTATTCACCTACAGCATTAAAGATACAAATGATAATGTAATAGAAGAAGATGAAGACATACGAACCTCTTATATGAATGTAAAACAATGCGAGCAGGAGGCGATTGAGCAAGTTAATGAATTAATAAATAATAATAATTTAAGGATGTAAAATATGAAATTTACTTATATTTTTGTTAACCATAATAATGGGCATAAAATTACATACCATCCCTTTGTTTCGAATTCGATTATTTCACAAGAATTTGTAAATAAATTACTTGAAACTATTCCAAGTGCTCACAGGCTTGGAACTTGTGTGGAACAATTATTAGAGAAATTAGATGAAAAAAATATTACTTTTTCTTATTTTGAGTGTCCTTGTTGCAAACAAATAATTCATTCTATGTATAAATTCAGTATAGATGAATTTGAGCGTATTGTTGGACGAGAGGTTACTATTTTAGAAGGCATAAGCGGGAATTATTAAAATGACTGAAATATTTAAAATAACAAACAGCAACCTTGAATCTACGCGTGAAAAATCCATTGAAGTTCACGCATTTCTTTTAAAGTTCTTAAGTAAATACGAAGATTGTACGC